TTTTTCCATAATTTTGAGTTAACCATTTATTAAAGTCTCCAAAAAGATATTCAAGTAAACCTGTAACACCATAAGCTATTGTTTTTGTAATGATAACTAAAAATATTTGCATACCTATGGAACTTGAATTAAAGATATATTTATATAAACCTGCTAAAGATGCAGCAACAGAATCTATTCTTATTCTATTCTCATTCCATTCTATGTTCTGTTGTAGTTTTTCAATAGGGATATCTAAAAAACTTAAAATTTCTTGGTAAGACCTAGCTCTGACAATAGTCCTAGCTACCTCAATAGCATCCTCAGGAGATTTTACCATAGTTTCTATTTTTTCTTCAAAAACAGGGTTGGGGTCTAATGTCTTCTCAGCTAATTCTGGTAAAGGAATGGTATTGCTCAAATAGGTTGAGACTTCTTGCAATCCATGTTTTTCTAGTTTTTTTCTATCTCTTTTAGAACTCTCAATTAATCCTTTTTGGATGATCCTATTGTTTTTAGTTCTAGTAGAAGCTTTACGACTATTTAAAGCTAATAAACCATAACAGGCTTTTCTTAGTTGAGCCCCGTTTGGGGCATAGTATGATGCTTTAATTATTCTATTTAAAGTTTGAGTCTTCATGTTTTAATCCCATTTTATAATATATATAATAGGATTTATAGATTAAATATTATAATAGGCTCTTCTAAATTCAGGAGATTGCATAGCAATACTTGCTTGGCGAGTAAAAAATCTAAGAGCACTTTTAATACCTGATGTGAATGTGTCAAGTACCCAACCAAAAGACTTTAATACAAGAGAAATAAGTCTCATTGGGAATAGTGATACCCACATCACCAATCTTGCTGCCCATTTATCAAGCCAGACAATAATATCACCAAATAGGTAATACATCATAGCTGACAACCCCATCTCCATGCTGACACCGATTAGGGATGCTAATATTGTCCCCCCGAGACCGAGTCCAACGGCAGGGCCAGCATTTAAGATCATTATGAAAATCAGAAAACAACTAGAAACAACACTAAGCTTGAACCAACTGATATTTTCATATTCTGTTTGAAGAGAATTAATAGGAAGGTCTAAGAAACTTAAAATTTCTTGATATGATCTGGCTTTTACAACAGCACTTGCTAAAGCAACACCATCTTTAATTGAGTGAATTTCACTCTCAACAGCTTGTTTGAGTTCAGGGTCTACATTCTTTGATATTGAAAGAACCTTTTCAGCAGTGAGGTGGTTAGCTTGAACAAACTTAGCAACATCTTTTAAACCTGCACTTGAAAGTTTAGCTTGTGATTCAGCAGATGTTTCTATTAAAGCTTCTTTAATAATATTAGCTTTAACTTGAGCTTGTTCATCTTTCGGCATTTCAGCTAATTGATCTATAGTCATATATTGATTTGATGCTTTACGACTATGGGCAGCCATTACACCATAACAAGCTTTTCTTAGTTGAGCCCCGTTTGGTGCATAATATGATGCTTTAATCATGCGATTTAAAGTTTGAGTATTCATAGGAGTCTCCTTATTTTGAAATATACATAATTAAAGGAGACTATAAGAAAAGTATTAAATATTGTAATAAGCATTTCTAAATTGGGGGGATTGCATAGCGATTTTAGCTTGGCGACTAAAAAATTTACTCCAAGATGACTTGATTAGATCACTTGCTTTGTCTAATGTCCAACCAAAACCTTTTAAAATTAAAGATACTAATTTAGGTATTGCTGTGACTAAATACCCAAGTATAATACCTTGTTTTTTACTTAACCATTTTAAGAAATCTCCAAAGAAGTATTCAAGAAAAGCTACGATACCTATAGCTAATGCTTTTGTAGCTATTAAAAATAGTATTATTGTACCTAAAGACCTATCTTTACCATTCTCTTTATCTTTTAACAACCTATCTAACATAGTAGTGAAAGTTGCTACTAGCACATCCGTTCTTAACCAATTTTCATTTTCTATGCTTTCTTGCATTTTTTGGATAGGTACATCTAAAAAACTTAAAATTTCTTGATATGATCTAGCTTTAACAATGACACTCGCCACCTCAATAGCATCTTCTTTACTATTTATCATACCTTCTAATTTCTCTTGATATATGGGATTAGGGTTCATTACTCTTTTAGCTAAATCATCACTGCTGATATTATTTACAGCTAAGTAATTTTGTATATCCCTTAAACCATGTGGAGCTAATTCTTGTCTATCTCTTTTACAACTTTCAATTAATCCTTCTTTTACAATTTCAATATTTACTTTTTCCTGCTCTTTTTCAGGTAATTGACTTATTTGTTCTATTAACATATATTCTGATGTAGAAGCTTTACGACTATTTAAAGCTAACAAACCATAACAGGCTTTTCTTAACTGTACACCGTTTGGGGCATAGTATGATGCTTTAATTATTCTATTTAAAGTTTGAGTCTTCATAGGAGTCCCCTTATTTTGAAATATACATAATTAAAGGAGACTATAGATTTATTATTGATTGGCTAATGCCTTTTCAATCGCTTTCACTACACCATCTGTTTCAATCGCTTTAATCTTATCCATCATATCAGGATTGTCTTTATATTTTTCAATCGCTAACTTAACACGATGTTGCCAATGCTTTGATTTATCCCAATCAATACCATCTACTGATACTACTTTACTTGTATCTGTACCTGTAATAATTGCACCTGTTGGTGATGTTTGTTCTAATGCTTGTACCGCTTGTAAGTCTTGTTCAAATTGACTTAATTCGGGTACTACTTCTTCACTATCAAGTTCTTGTAAATCATTATTGATGATTTCAGATAATTCTTCAATAGATACCTCTAAATCTGAATCAGAATCTGATAATTCAATATCTTCAAAATTATCTTCTTCTACAGATACGGGTGCTTGACCTATTTTACTCACAACTTCAGCTTCTTGTTGATCTACTACAACAACAGGTTTCTTAACAACAGCATCACGAGATAAATTCTCTAGCTTTGCCATTTCTTTAGTAATTTGGCTACCATCAGAAATAACTAATTTTTGCTTAGATGCTGTCTTTAATGGAATCTTTACCGATTCTGCACCTTGTTGTGCAGATACATTATCCATTGCACTTGTTGCACCAGATACTGTTGCCCCACTCTTACTATCTACCTTGTGTACTGATCGAATATCATCATCTTGACTTTCTACCTTTAAAGGGAACTTCTTTGCAGGTTGTTCAGTAGCTTCTTTCTTTACATTATTGACAGACTTTTCTTCGTCATAAATGTTTTGAACTTTCATTTCTTTTTTAGGTTTAGCAGTAGATGGCTTTGGAGCTTCTTGTACAACAGGTGCAGCTACTTCTTGTACTACAACAGGTGTCTCATCTACAATCTTTAACCAACCTCTTTTTACACCTGATTTTAATTCAGGCATTACTACTTGTTCATTTCCAATCTTTAAGGTAACACCATCAAATTCGACTATATCTCCTTGATATAGATTTCTTTCTAACTTACCTAAATGAATGGTTGTTGATGCTTGAACTTTAATAAAAGTCCCTTTGAAAAAATTAATCTCAGACATTGGATATTCTCCTTTTAGATTCATTATGTATTATATATACATACTCATATAAGCATTATACTACTTTACTATCTTTTTTAAGTATAAAAAAGGGGATGTATGAATTATTTTCATACATCCCCTAAAACACAAAGCTACCTACCAGAAGAAAGGACAAGAAAGTAGATAGCTTATGATTTAAATTATAAGGGGAGACATTTCTATCTCCCCTTATAACAAACAAAACAAATAAGTAAAGCAACGCAGTACCCATCTAATACTCAATATACCTTATTATATTCTACTATGCAAGATTTATTAAGAAGATATATCATTATATATCCCCTTAACAATAAGCTCCAACAACCAAAAGCCTATTAAGGTATACATTACATTATATATACTATCTTTGCAAATTCTTTTAACTATTCACAGTCTTTAAATCATACTTTCTTAACCACCTACCTATTGTACTTTCCCCTACATCTAATTCTTTTGCCATCTTCTCTTGTGTATACCCTTTATTTACCATATCCTCTAATAAAGACTTATTCATCATACTTGCAATCTTATTATTCCTACCATCCCTAAATGCAAAGGTCATCTTATAAAACATACACTCTGGCACATAAGGTTCTATAATCTCAATAAACTTCTCTCCTTCTTCTCTTTCAAAATGAAATTCTCCTGTTTCACCTTTTCTTAATTTCCATTTAGGTGTCAATCCAAACTTTTCAAAGATAAGATAAGCATTACCCCTACTACCATCTTTAGCACCAAAAGTAATAGCAGGATAATGACCTGCCCAACCATCATCTAAATACCATATAGCTAAAGCATAAGGGTCTACCATATCAACTACTTCATTCCTAACAACTTTCCATCCCTTTTCTCTCTCAGTATAGAATAAATCTCTATAAGGGTTTAAATCACTATGTGCTTTAGTTCTAAAGATATGACTAGCAAATTCTCTACTATAAGCAATAGTTAAATCTCCTGCACTCCATTCACCCCACTTATCAGCTTTCCATTTTAAATAGTCTAGCTGTTCAGGTGAATGTCTTTCTTCATAGTGAGATGCTTGTCCTCTAAAGGCAATTCTTCCATCACCTAACATAGAACCTATTAATAATGATTTCAATTCACCTTCAATAGCTGGTGGGGTAAATCTTTCATATCTTTGTAGTGTAGGGATATTATAATCTTCTCTCCATCTACTTACTCTTTTTTTAGTTGCATCGTAGCCTTCTTTACATAGAACTTCTGCTACTTGTTCATCTGTCAATAAAGACTTTGTATATAACTCTGATAATCTATCAGATGTAATTGGACATGGTATCTTTTTCATTTATTTGTCCTCCTTGTTTCATATTATATTAAAAATAGGAGAACGGTTCAAATTAAAATAAAAAACCCCATGAGCTTTTTAAGGCTCATGGGGTTCTGTACCCACGATAAAATCGAGTGTTTAACTATTAACGAGTAACGGTCAAACGAGCCAAACCACGAGGATTGTAAGCACCAATACCGAGATTTTCAAACACAGAAAAACCGATTGTACGAGCTTTAGGATCATCAGCAGAGAGAACGGTCAATTCAGTACGAACTGGGATACGACCGAACATTTCTGGTTCACAGCAAACATAAACAGTACCGACAGGAACTAAACGAGAGGTGATAAGTTGAGCACCCCAAAGTGTAGCCTGAAGACCTGTCTTCAATAATGCAGCTTGTGATTCGATGTCCAAGATGTCACGACCGAATTTTCTGATGTCAGCATAATCACGAGCATTCATGAATACACGAGCAACACGAAGATCATGTCTTTCGATCAAAGAATAAGCATCAGCAAGTACAGCACCATTTAAAGGAGCTACAACAGGAATATCTGCATTTTGATTGGTAAGAGAATCAAAACCTTGAGTAGCAACAGAATCAAGAATAGCGAATACTCTTTCATCTTCAGCAGCTTGGATTTGAGCTCTAGCTAAATCTTGGGCTCTTTCGATCAAGTCAAAGCGTCTTTCCTTAATTTGTGTTAAAGGAATTTCTGGATTTGAAGCGATTTCAAAGAGAGGGAAAATCACTCTTCTTGGCTTGGTGATAGCGAGAATGTTTTCACCTTCTTCACCAACTACGAATGCTGTGACATCAGGATCTTTGTCATAGATTGGCAAAGCACCGTCAGGAAGTTGTTCTACCAAGAAAGTCTTACGACCAACGGAGGTATAATCTCTTCTCAAACGGAGTGGTTGAGTCATAGAAGCGGCTAACTTAGCACGACCTTGTGGGGTCTTGATGTAGTCGGAAATAATTTTTTGCTTTACTGCATTATCAACATTATTAGTAGTCATTTTAACAATCTCCTATTAAATTCTTTGATCGTAAACGAGTTCATCTGAACTTGAGTCTGGAGCGATTGTTAAAATACCGATAGTCCAAGCTTCTGCTGCACCAGCTGGGCCTGAAGTATGAGCTACATCGTGAGAATTAGTAGCGAGTGTAGCACCAGAGTTCACATTAGTTAAATAACCATTGTGAGAAGCGATGAGTTCATTACCAATAAGGTATTGTAAACCAAGACCTGTATTGAGATTCTTGGTTTCATAAAGCTTATTACCATAAGTACCTTGTGCAGAAACATAAGGACCACGATTTGAAGCGATACCAGGTTGATTGGTAAATGCTTGACCGTTAGCGGTATTGATGAAAATACCAAGTGGTCTTTCATTTGGCTTATCAGCACCACCAGCAATAGCACCATCTTTGGTAGGACCGCCGATAACACCATTAGCAGTTGCTGTATCAGCATCATTGCGAGCAAAAGCAATAGAACCACTCAACACACCAAAAATTTGTGATGAGAAGCCAGAAGCTGTTGTAACATTAGTAGATACAACTGGGGGGTTGGTTTGTGTGAAAGCATCAGCTGTGAGCTGAGTTACAGTATTACGAACACCAACATGAAGGATTCGCAAAGCACTGTTGCTTTCAGTAAAACCACCACTAGCTTGTCCAAGTAGAGCCATAGTTATTCTCCTATGTAGGTCTACTCCCTGTTTTCAAGGGAAGTGGAAGGGTTAAAGAAAGTTTTTTTAAAAAGTTTAAAAGTCTCTTAAACGAGTTATACTCATATATATGACTCTTTTATATAGATAGATTATTATAAATAACCGACTATATTTTAGTTTTTGTTTGAAAAATTATAAACTTTTCAAACTCTAAAGTTAATTATTTAAACTCTTTTAACTTTATAAAGAGTTGCTAAATCTTAGCTGAAGTACTTGCTAACATCAGGAGCAGATTCCCATAACTTAGAAAGTTCATTAGAATCAGACTTAGATGCTGTGCGAGAGATATTCCCAAGAGTCTTTACAGATGCTTTACGAGAATTGATGGAAGGTCTTGGAGAGAAAGAAGCTTTCTTAGAAGATGTTGTTTCTTCTTCATCAGCTTCTTCATCATCAGCTTCTTCTTCTTCAGCAAATCTCCAAGAAGCTTTCTTAGAGGTTTCTTCTTCTTCATCATCAGCTTCTTCATCATCGGCTTCTTCTTCTTCAGCTTCTTCATCAGCAGAGAACTTCCATTCAAAAGCCTTCTTGTTGGACTTCTTTTCGCCCTTTGAAGATTTCTTGGATGCAGTTTCTTCTTCTTCATCAGCTTCATCATCTTCAGCTAATTTACCCTTAGTGGATTTCTTTTCACTCTTGGTAGACATTTTGCCTTTAGCAGAAGCTTTCTTCTTAGAAGCAGTTGTTTCTTCTTCATCAGCTTCTTCTTCATCGGCTTCATCATCTTCAGCAAATTTAGCAAAAAGAGAAGCTAATTTAGGATCAACAGAAGATTCTTCATCAGCTTCTTCATCTAAACCCATAGGGTCTTCAGATTCTTTTTTAGCAGATGCTTTTTCAGCTTTAGCAGGAGCTTTCTTAGAAGCTTGTTTTTTAGCTTGTTCTTCAGCGAGCATAGAAGCGAGCATAGAAGCTACATCTTCATCATCAGCTTCTTCATCATCAGCTAAGAGGTTTTCTTGATAGCCGAATTGACTATTATTTTGAGAAATATTAGGATCATAAGCGCCTTCAATTTCAGCAAGAATTTCAGCCATTACAGATTCTTCATCAGCTTGGTCTTCACCAGCCATAAAAGAACTCATATGACCATGAGAACCCATATGACCTTCTTCTTCAGCAAGATAGTCAGCGAGAACATTAGCAAGTCTCTTTAAACCATTTTTAGAGGCATAACGAGCTGTTGGTGCACCTTCGCCTGGTTCTTTATAACGACCAGCTGGTTGAACACTATCTTCTTCGCCATGGTAACCAGTAGCATCTTGAACAGCTTCTTCAGCTTGTCTTAAACGATGCTTTAAACGAGCATTAGCTTGCTTGAGGTTGGTAATTTCTTCAGCGAGGACATCAACAGGAGACATAGCATCACTAAAGTCATCTTCCATCATGCCATCAAAACCCATAATGCCACCATCAAATTCTGCATTACGGTTACCAGGACCGATATCAGAACCATGATAGCCTGTAGCATTTTGTAATTCATCGCCAGCTTCGAGGTCAGCCATAAGAGTAGCTAATTCATCATCTTCATCAGCCATTTGGTGACTTGCATACATAGAGGCTCTACGACCTCTTAAAGATGCTTGACGGTTTCTACGATAAGAAGCTTTTTTGGAGATAGCATCTTCAGCTTCAATTTCAGCCATAAGTTCAGCAAGACCTTCATCATCAGCTTGGTCTTCACCAGCTTCGAGTTCAGCCATAAGTTCTGATAATTCATCATCAGCTTCTTCATCTTCAGCCATGAAAGAAGCATGGCTATGACCGGCATATTCGTCCATACCCATTTCATCAAAACCCATTTCGTCCATACCCATTTCGTCCATACCCATAACCTCATCTTCAGCCATAAAATCGGTAGCAGATGCAAATTTAGAGTTAATAGAGTTATTTGGGAGATCCATGAGTCTGAGAGCTAAAGATTCAATTTCTCTAGCACTAGCTGTACGACCAAGACGATGTTCAGCGATAGCAATACATTTATTAGCTTTTCTTTCCATAGCTTTCTTAATGTTTGCATCATGAAGTTCGTGACCGATTTCATAATCTTCTACTAAAGATTTCTTTGTAGCTGGGTGTTCAGGCATCCAACCAACAGAAGCTGGTGGGGGACCTGATAAGTAAGGACCCTTACGAACACCTTCACCGAATTCACTATCGAATCCGTATTGGTCTACTTCGGGTAATTCTTTAGATGCTGGATGACCCATGTTAAGACGACCAAGATTGTCGTAACCTGGAATACCAGAGTCTGCTCTACGATTCATTCTTCTACGAAAAGTCATCGTTGTTCTCCTATGTTTACTTTGTGTTTTTTGTTGAAAGTAATTTAGCAAATCTCACTAAAATCATCTTTTCATTTGGTTTTAAAGGTCTATTTGAATATTCATCTGCTACAATTAAAAATGTATCTAATGAACCATATTGATTAGCTGAACCTAATTTAGTAGCTAACTTATATAAATGGCTAGGTATCTTTATACCGAACTTATCATTTACATAAGATATATTTTTAACAGCATCTAAATCAGACTTAGCGACTTTAATAGCTACATTTAAAGCATTGTTGTATTCTTTAACTACTTTAGAAACTTTTTTATGGTTAGCTGTTTTAGAGTGAGCTTCACGAATGATAGTGTCATTTTCATGAACTGATGATTTACTCATGTCTAGTTCACTATCCTTCTTTTTTTTATCCATCTTAAACTCAAATTCTTCAATGAGTTTATTCTTGATTTTATCTACAAGAAAAGTTTGTAGTTCTTTTTGTAGG